TTCATCTGCTTCATTAGCAACACCATAAGAAGTATCAATACCTAAATTTTGTAAAGGTGCCTGTTTCATGATGCCTGTCATTCGCTCCATGTTTCCAAATTGTCTTGCTCCAAGATTATACATTGGATCTACATTAGGACCTGTGTATGCAGGTTCTTCATATAATCCTTCATATACAAAACGAGGGTCGTTTTGTTGTCTATAAGATTCTAATATTTCGTATAGTCCGCCCATTATCTTCTTCCGTCCGGTTGTGCATCTACTCTAAGTGTACCATATCTCCATGACTCACCTACAGCGTCATTTGAAATTTTAAGAGATACTAATCTACCTCTTGCTCTAGTATCTACTTTATCAGTAGAGTTTGTAATTGTAAAGGGTCCAAGTGGTGAACTAACCGCTGTATCATCAGGGTAAGAACTTACAAATAATGTGACTGTGGCATCTCCCCGTAAATATTTAAAATCAGGTATAAATCTTTTAACTGACATAAAGAACTCTCCATCTCCTCTATAATCAACAACCCCTGTCGCCTGACCCAATGCACTTTTTCTTGAAGTAATATCATAGTCTCCAGATTGTATAAATGCATCAATAGACGTGGTGCCCGAACTGTTTATTTGATCATCACCTACTTCGTGAGCATAATATATAGAGGCTCCGTATTTGTTAGTTATACCAGATATGGCAGAAAATACTGGGGTTGCACTATCGTCATAATCTGTAGCATAAGGTACTTGAAAGACACCTTGGTCTTGATAGGTAGTTCTATCTAATGATGAAGTTGTAAATACATTTTCTGAATAATTGTATGTAACACATCTATCAATCTGAGTTGAACCTGCTTTAGGATAAAACCAATTTATTTCTGTGTACAAAGAATTAGGCGCAGAATAAATAACATCTGCCGAATTATAATTTAATCCTAAATTATCCCCATCAGTTGAGTATACAAAATCTTCTACAAGGCATGGTAAAGATTTAACTGTACCATCATATACAAAAAAACCACCTTCACCTGACATCCACCACACAGCTCCATTTGCATATGACATTGCATGTTGACCAATACATCCACAGTTAGTACCTACTTGTCTAACAGAGAAAGTAAATGGTGGACCAACAAATTGAATTACATAAGCAGCTAAATCAGTTGTTACAAAAATATAATCTTTACCTTGTATGGCTGCTCTAATCTCGTTACCTGTATCTAATCTAAACGTACCTGCAGTGTTGGTTGCTGTAGGTGCATATGTATTTAAATCTTCTTGATTAGAAAATCTTACAAACATTGGATCTTGTGTTGATGTGTCACCTATAGTTGTTTCAGTTCCAAGGTGAAACAAATGTCTGTCTCTATCTGACACAATAGTAATTCTTGTAGCTGTTGGATTGTTTGTTGTGTTAAAATTAGTTGTAGACTGTGAAGCTCTTATAGCTCTTGGTCCAGATGCTCCCGCATTCCAAGTAAATGTTTCACCATTAAATATAGTTGCAACTAATACCTCACCAAAATTATCAAGGCTCCAGTTTCCTGGTGCCAGAACCACATTACTTGTAGATCGTTCAGTGCCCCAAGTAGAATTGCCCCAAAGATACGTGCCCCAACCATAACCAACTGTTTGAGTAGTAGGTCCAACTACAACATAAGGATTAATCGTAGCTCCCCCTGTTCCAGATGAAGCACCGGCTGCAGCTACAATAGGAGTTTGAATAGTAAAAGTATTATTAGTTACAGTTCTAATTTCAAAAGCTCCATCAGTAAACGTTGATGAAGATGTAAATCCATTAGGAGTTACAACCCCTGTAAAAGTAATGTATCTACCAACAGCTAAATTATGTCCTGCTTTATTTACTGTAACAGTACTAGAGCCTTCAACAGTGTCAAACGTTGCTCCAGTAATTGCTGTATCCAAAGGAGTAATGTCATAAAATGCTTCTCCGTAATATAAAAACAAACCTTGAGAGGTTCCTATAGCTGTATATTTTTCACCTTTAAAACTACTAAAAGCAAGTTGGCTTCTAGCAGCACCTGGTAAAGTTTCATTAGAAACGGTAAGTTGTTCCCAACCACCTATCTTTTCAGGTAAACCATATCTAAATCTTACGAAGTCTCCATCTACCCATTCACTTTCAGCACCTGATTCAGTAGCTTGTTTATTAAATCCTGGTTTAAAATTGAGTTTCTGTAACATAACCTAGTATTATATAGGGTTTTTATTATTTTGGTAGTATTATATTCCAATCCAGCTTGGATATCAAATCCTCTAGTCTAACTTTTTTTAAATTATTGTCCTTTAAATACTGAATTAACTCTTCCATATCAACAATAATCCATTGATCTTTAATATCAAAAACCATTTTATCGGCCTTAGAATTAAAAAATCCTCCTTTAGTGTTATTTTTTAAAGGTCTTAGATCAAATTTTAATAACTGATTTGATTTATCTTTTATAATACCTTCTATATCCCAACATTCTTTTTTTCTTTGTATGGGAGTAGCAATATTAACCTGACTTAAGTTACGTTGAAATTTATTATACATCTAGTTCCATTAGTAGGTTGCTCTGCAGTATGCCATAGGGAACCATCAAAAGTAATCATTCTTCCTTGTTTGGGAGTAATTCTTTTCCATTCTTTTTTATTTTTAAAAATAATAGTATCCCCATCAGAATCTTTTACATAATAAATATATACTTGATGTGGTTTTTCAAAATCTATGTGTGGAGTATCTTGTTTATTTTTAAGTATTTTTTTATTTAATGGTAATTGCAAAAACATTCTAGCAGTATCTACATTACCTTTTATAGTATCTTTAAAAATATTTAATACTTCTGCTTGTCTTGTTTGGATCTCATCGTTCAATATAAAATTATGTACAAAACCAGGGCAATAATCTTTACTACTTCTATCAGTAATATTATTCATATACCATACTGGCATTGCAGGTGAGAGTAATATATTTTTTAACCACTCTTGTTTTTCTTTCGAAAGAGCTCGCTCTATAACTTTCATAAAAAGTTTAAAATTTATTTAATTATTCTTCAGTCCAAGTCAGAGTTTCAGGATTCCAAATAAAAAGATTAGTAGGAGTTGAGTTATCCATACCTTTCCATCTTAAGTTATCTTCGTCCCAAATAATTCCATACGGAAGTTCAACACCACTTACTGTGTAAGTTTCAACAGTTGGAAATGCAACTGGTGCATCCCACGTGTCGTCGTCTTGTAAAGTCCATGATGCATATGGTTGTGCTGGAATAAATTTATCTCCTTCATAATCATAAATGTCTGAAGGTGCAGCTAACTTTCCTCTTAAACCATCTTTAAAAGTTTGTCTCCAAGTACCACCTTTAAACCAATTAGTTACCCATGTTTCTCCATCGGCATGTTTAGGGTTATCAACTAAAGGTCCATCTGCAGTTGGTATATCATTTCCAACAACAACAGTGTTTTGAACTTCCCAGTGTTGACCACCTTGATCAAAAGGTTTGTTTTTTAATTCAATTCGTGCGAAATATTGTGCCATAATTACTCCTTTATATAACAGATTGTTGAACCATGTCAAGTCTAGTTCTCGGGGTTGATTTTACTTTAAGTTTATTAATAAAAAACACCATGGTTAACCTGTCTTCACCAGGTTTAGTCCATAGGTTATCTGCGGCATGCCATTGGCTTCCGTCAAATGCTGCTAATGTATTATATACATTTTTAAAAGTATGTGTTTTTACAAATTGATTTCTTAAGTAGTTATACTTTTGAGTATAAATTTTTTCATTGTACTTACCACGTAAATAAAGATCTTCTTTAATTTTAATACATGTTTTATTTTTTACAGGTTCTTTTTTTAAAGTATAAAGACTTGTACCTGATTCTGGTAAACTATTTTTATTTAAATAAATTATACCTCCTAAAGCTCCAGCGTCTCTATGTATCCAACCTTTATTTCTTATGTCATCTTTTGATTTAGAAAAAGCTTTTGATTTGTGAAAAAAAATATAGGTATTAGAAAATTCCAAACCTCTCATGTCTTCATAATATAAAGATAGTATTGACAAAATAGTTCTGTTAAAGAGTTCTTTATCTATATTGTAAAGATTATCTGATCTTACTCCTGGCCATGAACCATCTGTTTTGTTTATATTAGTTTTGTAATCTAGTTTTTTTGAATACTTTACTAGTTCGTCGGGATCACTAAAAAAATTATTTACACTAGTTATTGGGAAAAAATTCATCTTTATCCTTTTTAAACTCTGAGGGTAAACCTACCATAGGTCTTGTATCAAATTTATTTTTTGATGGGATTTCATTATAGTGGAGAAATACTTGATTTGAATTATCTCCCGTAAACTCTTCCCTGTAATGTTCCATCTTATCTCCTTTATACATTAACAAATCCCCTGCCTCTAAATTTATTTTTACACCTGCCTGTGCTACCCTACCTGAAACATCTAGGTATATTGGCCATTCGTCACCACCTAAATGTAAAGTTGCTGATACAGTACACTCTTCTCTGTCAGTATGTCTTGCTAAAACATCTCCATTTTTATAACTCCTAGCATATGAATATTGTTCGACTAAATCAAAACCAGATTTCTTTTCAATCTTGTCTTTCAATATAACTAGTAAAGTTTCATAAGCAGGATCTCCATAAACTGAATACGTATTAGGTATTTGTCCGTCATTCATACAACCCCAACTATCGTCGTACGGAGATAAAAATCTAGTTTTTTGTAAGTAATCAAAAGCCTGTTTTCTTATTTCCATGTAATTATAAAGAAAATTAGACAGCTCTTTATCAATTGCTTGTTTAATAACTACAAAATTATTTTTTTTAAAGCTCATTTTTAATATTCATTTCTGTAACACCATGTAAATTATCACTTTTAAAAATTAATGTAAAGTCCTTTCTAGGTGTGTCTTACTCTTGTAAGCCATTCTTTATGAGTTATAAAATTTTTAGTATTTTTGTATTTGATACGACTTCGTTGTTTCAATTGAGATGCAAGCATATTATATTGTTTCTTTATATTTTTTATATTAATTAATCCTAAGCCATGCATGACAACAATATAGTGAGGATCCCTAAATAATAAGTATTGAGTATCATTAAAATCTTCTCTTATAGGTAATCTTGTTTTAAATAATTCTAGCCTATCTTTTAAAGAATCAGGGAATGTTTGTTCTCTCCAAAATTTTTCTTTTCTATTAGTGATATAATGCATAGAAATAAAGTCTCTTATATTTAACATTATTTTTTCTATAGTTTCATTATATCTATCTATTGTCTTTTGATTATAGTTTGAAAGATAATGACTTAATAAATACGCAGACTGTATACTTGTACCTATAGAACTTGCTTCAAGAGGTTCTACAAAGTTAGCACTCAAACCTACAGCAAAACAATTTTTTATCCATGATTTATCAAGATAGCCAGGTGTAAATTTAATTTGTTTTCTAACTTCTATTTTATGTTTGAGTTTTTTTTCAACTTCTTCTTGAGCTTGAGTTTCATTTATTATGTTGGAATCATATATGTATCCATTACCGTGTCTGCCCCAAACAGGAATATTGAACATCCAACCAGATGACATAGCTGTAGCAGTGGTGTAAGGGTTATAGTTATTTAAATCTTTTGTGGGAAAAACAATAGCTGAATTAACTTTTAAATATTTGCTAAAATCTATCCATCTGTTTTTAAAATTACTAATTAAAACTCTTCTAAATCCTGTGCAGTCTATGTAAAAATCACTTTTATATTTTTTGTTTCCTTTAATAAAATCAATTCCGTCTTTATTAAGTTTCACTTGTTTAATGGTATCTTCTTCAATAATAATACCTCTTTCCATACATTTCTTTTGAAGGTATTCATTTAATTTAAAAGTATCAAAATGAAATTGGTTTACTGGTGTTTTATCTTCTGGGTTTATTTTTTTTGATAAATAATCTTTGCCAAATACACCATTGTTTACAACATAATCAAAATATCCTAAATGCTCCTGTCCAAATTTTTTATCAAAATGCACTGTATGTAAATAATCTTTTTTACCCCAGCCTTTAAAATAGATTCCAGATTTTAAAGTACAATTACATTCTCTTATAACTTCATTATAATCTAAACCACACCAACCCATAAAATCTATCCAATGCTCTGTACTTCCTTCACCAACACCGATGATATCTATGTCTTTTGATTTTATAATTTTTATATTTATATTTTCTTGATACTTTGATTCTAAAATTAAAGCTGTAACTAAACCTGCAGTACCTGCGCCTACTATAGTTATTTTCATTTTTAGCCCTTGTAATAATTAAAGTTTATAACAACTCTAAAAGGATCACCAGTTTTATGTGTTACTGCCTTATGATAAGTTGTAGAGTCAAAAGTAACCATTCTATTTTCTTTGGCTTTTATTTTTTTTTCATTGTTTATTTTAAAAATAGTAGCACCTCTATCAGTTAAATAAAATAATGATGTTGTTGCGTGTTTTATTTTGCCGGTATCAATATGAAAAATATCATCAACCCCGTTGTTGTAAAACGTTAAATTAGCTTTTTCTCTGATGATAGCACTTACTTTTAATTTTTTTCTTACAGGATCTAACAATTTAAACCATTCACTGTTAGGTGTATTGTTGTCATAAAATAGATGTGTAAGTTGTCTGTCTCCCTCATTAGGTTTTGTTTTACCATTTTGAGCAAACCAAGCAACTTTTGTGCCTAACATTATATCTTTAATTTCTTGATAAACTTCTTTATCTAAAAAGTTATCTATTATTTCTATTTTATTTTTCATTGTTTAAAATAGTTTTTTTCTTTGTTACCAGCCATCTCAAACTTTTCAGTAATATTTATATCTTTAATTAATATATACTGACATATAGGTGTACCTTTTTTAACGAAAGTTTTATCATGTAAGTTATGCCAATATAATTGAACATTTAATGATTCTATTCCTTCACTTAATAAACCTGTTGCAGCAGTAAATACATTTGTGTCATTGTATGCTACTGGCATACTAAGTAATTTATAACCTTTAGGTACATACACTACCCAAGGACTTTGTATTTTAACAACTGTTTTAAGTGTGTTTTCATCCATTGGTCTAAACTTATCTAATTGATCAGGGTTATGGCAATAAATATAATCAGATATAATATCACCATACTTGGTGTTTTTTTGATCAATCTCCGATTCCCAAGTAAAACTTTTTTGGTCACCATTAGTTGTAATAACAATATCTTGATAAGTTTTTTGAATCCAACCAGTTTTAATTATACTATTTATTCCAGGGCATCTAACAGTATGCATAGTCATAGATTTAAAATTTTTTTTATAGTCTTGATAAGCTTTTTGAAACCAAGAAAAATTTATTGGTTTATTTTTTTCTAAACTAAATTTTATATCAGGTATAAAACTTTTAAAAATTATTTTATCTTTCACTTTTTAATCTACTTTGTTTGGGTTGATTCTAAAATTATAAGCTAATGAAATTCTTTCTTCCTTATCTTTTTTCATTTCAACACAATGATGAAGAGAAGATCTAAATATAAGAAGATTACCTTGAACAGAATTAAAATAACAATTAGGACTTAGTGATCTTGTTTGCACATCATTTTCAATATTGTATAATCCTCTATCTTGTTGAAAACCAATTCTTGGTGAAGGTTTATTTGATTTTAGAACATATATTACAGATATATCTCTAGACGGATGACAATGAAATTCTTGGAAATCATGTTGTTTATAAACATTGAACCAACCTTCTTTAAAAATAATTTTTTGTGTACTATTTAATTTAGTTAAATACTCGTACACTTTTTCATAAATTATATTATTAATAAGTTTAAATTTGGGGTCATCACATATGTTATGGGTATGACATGTTTGGTATAATTTTGATATCCAATCATTCTCAATATTAGGAGTTTTCTTTTGTATTTTTTTACAAACAGGAACTATTTTTTTTGCTATTTCATTATGGTTGGGTAAAATCTCTTGTCCTATTAATGT